CCGTTGGTAGTCCGTTAGGTAAGCAAATAGCCGGGACTGCAGGTGGCGTTGTAGTACATCAATATTACTCCGAACCTGGCGCAACACCTGTGCAATGGAATGGTCGAGGATTGGCCACAGTCCCGGGTGGTGTTGCAATTATAAGTCCAACTGCAGGAAATAGATTTACGCTAAAAACCCCGGTACAACAAGAACGTGCTGCAGATGCCGCACTACAGAAATACGGTGCTGCGGTTGACCAGTTACTAAGTACTGTTCCGCAAAGTGCCAGAGACAGAATTAAAACATACTTTAATAAATTTATCACAGGGCAAACTAGAGAAGCACTGCCAGACTGGTTGGCTGCAAACGTGAGCCAGAAACAATATCAAGCCTTGGCTGGAGATGACCAGACTGGTACACTGTTTGCACAAGATGCCAACGGCAAGATTGTAGAAAGTCCTGGGTACACTGGATTAAAAGCAATATGGAACAGCATTTATGCATTTAAACAAAGTCTAGCCAAGCAACTGGCACCACAAGTACAAGGAATTGAAGAATATGTAAACAATCAGCCAGCTGGCGAAGGATTTGTGTTTCCTACACCTAGTGGGCTAGTAAAAATAGTAGATCGTGAAGTGTTTTCTGCGGCTAATTTTGCAAAAAATGGCTAACTGGTATAAATACTTGCATGCGTATAACGCAAATAATTTAGGAGAAATATAATGGCAATTGGAGTGACGAGAGTAAGCGGTGATTCGCAATTAGTAGTTAATGTTGGTGATGGATATACCAGAAATGCAAATGCACAAGTTATTAACACAGGTATTGCAAGCCCAATCACAGCATTTAAAATTACAACACTAGGTATTACAGCTAACCTAGCAAACGAACTAAAAGGTCCAAGCGGTGCAGGTGTTACTGGCGCAGTTGATACACTACTAAAAGTAGTTTCTTCAAACGCTTCTGTACTAGCATACCAAGTTGACGCAGTTGGTGCAACAGCTCAGTTGAGTGTTATTGTTGAGCGCAGTGGTTGGGACAGTGATACAAGTCTACAATCTGTTATTCGTGCTTTAGCAGTTTCTACTGGTAATATTGGTGCATACGGTAACGTATTCCCGACATTAGCAACAGTTACATCAACTGGCGGTATCAAAATAGCCTAATTGCTAACTAGCAATATAAAGAAGCAGACTTTGGTCTGCTTTTTTTATGACTTGGATAAATATTAACATGCGGAAAACGCAAATAATTTAGGAGAAATATAATGGCAATTGGAATAGATCGTAGCGCAGGATATGCGTATGCAGGTACAACTGGTGTGTTAAATGGTGTTCAATACAGCGAAGTCGGGCAGAGTCTTGCGCTTTATGTTGTGGCATCATTGAACTTATCATCTGAGGATGACGCAGCAAACGAAGCATTTGAGGCAATCATTCAACTTTTTCCACCTGTGTTAGCATATTATTCTCATGCTACTACTGGTGCAATCAGCTTGATCTGTGACGGTGTTAATGCACCTGACGCAAGTGCATTACAAACAGCACTACAAGCAATTGGTGCAAGGAAAGGTGCTGTAAATCTATCAAGTGCAACTGTCACCAACGGTACAAGCTTTGTAGTTTCGTAATTAAGTCAATGACTTAAACCAAAGGCAGATTTGTTCTGCCTTTTTTATTGGCTATAAATATCTATATGAAATTCTTCACTGGAGTTACGTTAGTTGACATTACTGCTACCGGAGTTACTAGACACCGGGCGGAGCAAGAACTTGAGCGCAATCAGCAACGCAACTGGGAAACAGTACTACAGGTTATTGGTCTAAGGTCGCAGCCACAGTTGATTGAAGGTCCAATAGTTAAAGAATTTGAAATAGATCACAACAGTGGATTTGGCGAAATGTACAGGGGTAACCACAGTGTATGGATATTTTGTTTTGGTGTAGAGTCTGAGGATGTATTTTTGCACAACAATGATCCAGTTGGTGGCCTAGATCTAGACTTTGCTCAGGTGCCTATCATATGTGGGCTTGAGGAAACTGCACGTTTTATGCTGCCAATATTTTACCCGTACGGAGCAATTAAAAACATATACTTTAAAACTGGCAGAATTCACTTAAATACTATTTGATTCACGGCACACTCAGGCAACTCTTATGGCACATTTACGCAACACTACAGAACCCTCTTTAACTAAAAGAATGGAAATAAAATGGCAGAGAGCGAAAGAACCAACCTTGGTGCGCACGTGGACTTGTGTGCTGAAAGATACCGAAGCTTGGAAGATAAACTAGATAAATTAGAAAATCGTATGAGTACGTTGGAAGAACACATTATTATCATACGAACAAAGTTGTCAGATACCAAAGCAGAAACTGTTGGTGCTACCAGCGGTCAAATTATCAGTATAGGAACAGCATTTGGTGTGGCATTAACAACTGGTTTGATCACGGTACTAGTTCAGCTGATACTAAAATAAAAATGAAAATTGTAGAACTCTTAAATAAAGTACAGGTACCATTAACAAACGAAGAAGCAGACGTATTGGGACAGTTTTATGATCGTACAACTATTGCAAAAGAACACTTTGATCATAGACAAACATTGGTTGCCAATCACCTGGTTAATAAAGACGTACTACTAAGAAAAAATGAAGACGGTAAAATCTACTACAGGAAAAAGATCTGATCTGGCACATGCTCAAGCTGTGTTTGCAGATGTAGGGACAAAACATTTAAAAAATTGGACAGAAAAAGAACTTAAAAGATTTAGAACACAACCCGTGGTAATTCCTGTTGGAACTCACGGGTTTTTTGTTGGAAATTTTCGTATAACCGGAACACATCAGCAATGTTGGCGGGTAGAGCAGTTGGACGGTCAGCATCGACACAACTTCACATCAAAAATAAATGCTATAGTTTATTGCATCAACGAAATAAAACAGAAATTTGACGCAGCACAGCACTTGCTAGATTTAGACACCAAAATTGGTAGACTGGACACAGATATTGTACACTACGAGTATACTTTGTCAAAGAATCGTGATTTGGTAAAATCTGCCGCGGTGTTAAATAGATGTATTGATGCCAAGACGCAGCGCCGCCATCTTTTAGATATTTTGAAAAAAACTTTAAATTCGGCTAAATACTTGAACTTTGGGAAACTACCACTATGAGATTAACAGAAATGGGCACCAAGCCTACCGCTAAAAAAATTAATAAAGTAATGGAAAGCCGTTTTGGCATCAAGATTGACTATGCCAACTTGGACTTTACAAAAGCCTATAAATTGGCCCGTGGACTAACAGAAAGTCTAAATCAGATCAAGAGCAGCCACGGTGCACACCAGGCAGAAAAGAATCCCAAGTACATGGAACTGCTAATGGTGCGCGAAGGACTGCATCGCTGGATGGTAGAAAATAAGCAACAGCTTATTATGGAAAGCGAAATGGGCAAAAGCCAAGCTATCCTGGCTGCCAAAGACATGGTTGATTCAATTCAAGACATGCTAGAAGATGTAAGCAAAATGCAAAACGAGCAAATGCCTGCCTTGCTTGACACTATCCGTGATCAAATTGGCATGGAACAAGCAGATCAGTTCAAGGCCAGTGTTGGTGCTTTGTTGGCCAACATGGTTGAGCAACTGGGTTCTGCACGTGAAGCAGCAGACACAGCAGCAAGACAATTGGCCGGTGAACAAGTGGCACAACCAATGGGCATGGGCGGCGCAATGCCTCCAGTTGCAGCTCCAGGCGGTATGGGAGCAGACCTAGGTGGTATGTCTCCTGACATGGGCAGTGACATGGATACAGATGAGTTTGCGGCCACTGATGCTGCTGCAGGACCAAACGAAATTGGTAGAGAGCGTCGTTAATGCGAGTTCGTGACATTATAGTCGAAGATCACATTGACGACATGCTGGAAGATGAAGCCGAAGGGCGTGGTGATGCCAATCTTATCACCACGTTGGAGTTTCTTCGTAATCGAGCACACGACACACATGTACAGCCCAGAGTCCGAGCCGACAGTTTAATTAATCTTGTACAGACCACTGGTGATCAACAATTTACCTTAGAAAATCTTCTTGATTCATACAGTGACAATGAAGTAATCAAAGGCTTGATCAAAGATATCAAAGACGACAACACCGGGGTCAAGTATGTGTATCTTGCTCCGTTTGCTGACGATTCAGAAGTGGCTGGCCTAGCAGATACTAATGCTCCGCGTACTGCCCCTGAAAAAACAGTTAACTCAATGGCTAAATCAGCTCTTGCAAAACGCAGTTAATTAGTTTACACTAACACAAAGGAAATTTAATATGGCTTACTCAAGCGAAGTCTTAGATCACTACGAGAATCCTCGTAATGTTGGAAAAATGGACAAGACTGACTCCAGTGTAGGTACCGGATTGGTAGGAGCTCCTGCGTGTGGTGATGTACTGCAACTCCAAATCAAGGTAGAAAACAATGTCATCACAGATGCTAAATTTAAAACCTATGGCTGTGGATCAGCAATTGCCAGTTCGTCCTTGGTTACCACATGGCTCAAAGGTAAGACACTGGATGAAGCAAATCTGATTGAAAACAGTGCAATTGCGGAAGAACTGGCTTTACCTCCAGTCAAGATTCACTGTTCAATACTGGCAGAGGATGCAATTAAATCAGCTATAGCAGACTACAAGGCCAAGCATGATACAATTAACTGAAGTAGCAGCCAAGAAGGTATTAAAGCATATTGAAAAACGCGGACAAGGCCTTGGTATCAGTATAGGTGTCAGGACCACAGGCTGCTCGGGCCTTGCTTACAAACTGGAGTATATGGATACTGCTCCAGTGACGCTGGACTGGCTTCAATATGAAAGCCGAGGTGTCACGGTATGGGTCAACAGCAGAGACGTTCCTTATTTGAACGGACTTGTAATGGACCACAAACGACAAGGACTCAATGAAGGATTTGAGTTCATCAACCCTCAAGAAAAAGCTCGCTGCGGCTGTGGTGAAAGCTTTACAATCTAAATGATCACTCCAAGATTTAACTACGTTCCACTAGCAAGAGAAACACTAGAGGGCAAGCGTCATTACGCACTGCCTGATGGTAGCCGTGTGCCCAGTGTCACAACCATATTAGAAAAAACCAAACCTGCAGAAGCGCGGCAGGCACTACAAGAGTGGCGCAATAGAGTGGGTACAGAACGTGCCCAGCAGATTACCACAGAAGCTGCCAATCGTGGAACACGCATGCACACCTATCTTGAGCGTTATGTGAAAAATGATGACATAGGTGATTTTCCTAGTAACCCATTTGCACAACCTTCGTGGTTCATGGCAGCAAAAGTGATACTAGAGGGGCTACACCATGCTGATGAATTTTGGGGTAGCGAAGTACCGTTGTATTACAGTGGGCTATATGCCGGCACTACCGACCTAGTGGGCACCTGGAAGGGACAACCTGCTATTATGGATTTTAAACAAAGTAACAAGGTCAAGAAGCGTGAATGGATTGACGATTACTTTATACAGTTGGCTGCATATGCAGCAGCACACAACGAAACACATGGTACACAAATTCGTACAGGGGTAGTGTTAATGTGTGTGAAGCCAGCAACAGAACACGATGATCCAGTGTACCAAGAATTTGTACTAGAACCTAAAGATTTTGATCACTGGCAAGATCAATGGATGCGTAGAGTAGAACTATACTATCAAACAGCATGAAAACAAAGTTAACCGAACTGGGTGCAAATGGTAGCTTTTGTATATTGCCATTCATACATCAGGAAAAAAAATTTAACGGAACTTACCATGTGTGTTGTTATGGCGATCAATTGCAGTCTGATAATCCTGCAGATGACTCGTTGGCCAGTTTTAATTCTGATAAAATCAACAGGATCAGATCTGACATGTTGTCTGGCACAAAGCCGGCTGACTGCAATTCCTGTTATCAACAGGAACACAACAACATTTATAGTCCCAGGCTAAGAGAAAATCACACCTGGACCAATTGGGAATCTACACATACCGCAGTAGAAAAATGCTTTGATGATTTCACCCATAAAAATACCATCAAACCTATCAGTTATGACCTGAGATACAGCAATACCTGCACTTTAAAGTGCCGTATGTGCAACAGTTCCAGTAGTAGTGCATTAAATGCAGAATACAAAAAGATACAACATCAATGGCCAGAAAAGTTTTGGACCATTGACAATCCACGAATCAATCATGAAGTTGAATTGCATAGTGATGTACAAAAAATATATCTTGCTGGTGGGGAACCACTGGTAGAGCCATTGAATTTAGAATTGCTAGACAAAGTGGCACATCATAATCCAAATTTGGTTATTCTCATTAACACAAGTTTAAATCATCTAAGTGAAAAATTTGTAACGGTATTAAACAAATTCAAATACTTGACATTGGTAGTGTCAATTGATGGAACCCATCAAATCAACGACTATGTACGCAACGGATCAAACTTTGATACAGTGATTAAAAATATTCGTAGCATGGCACACCATGACATGATATTCTCCACATGTGTGAGCATATACAACGTGTTCAATGTTAAACAATTAGTTACTTTTATTAACAAAGAGTTTCCTAATAGTGGTCATGGCATACACCTGGTCAATGATATTCCCGAAGTGTTTGTTGACAATGTGCCGCCAGAGCTCAGACCAGGCCTGATTCAGCAATTAGAAACTTGTCTATTGGAGATTTCAGATTTTTCGGCACAAGGAATTCACAATATAATTACTACATTAAAACAAAATAATTTTGATCACAATCGTTTTAATGATTTTATCAAATATACTAAAATTTTGGATGAATCGCGCGGCGAATCAATTATCAATATGGTTCCGGAGTTAGCTAAGTATTTCAATGAACAAAGTTAAATTTAAATTCTTAGACATACCAATTATCAGATCCTGCAATTTAGAATGTGGTGGCTGTTTGACATTTTCCGACAGTAAAAAGATAAAAGGATTGGTAAATTTAGAACAGAGCCGCCCTTGGCTGGAACATTGGGCCGCTCGATTGGACCCTTCTGCTGTGACTATATTTGGTGGTGAGCCACTACTGCATCCTAATTTCATTGGTTGGTGCAAACAAGTTCGACAACTTTGGCCTGATGCAGAATTACGCATTAATACAAATGGATACTATTTAAATACTTTATACGATAAAATTGAGGAGCTGTTTACTGAGGACATCAGACCGCAGTTTATAGTAAGCATTCAAACTGGTCATGAACCGTACTACGGCATGGTCAAAGAAAATATCGAGCAACTTAAACAACTAGTATTAGCCCATCTTCAACGCAAGCACCCAGAAAAAACCGTCACCTGGAATTTGTGGTTAGATGAACCAGAAATACATAAAAAATGGTGGAGAATTGAGATAGACGGAGTAGACGCCGGAATACGTATCACCAGTTGCGAGCAATGGCAAATCCCGTGGCAAGCACATTACCAAGGTGTTGAAACTAAATTAAAACCTTTTTACGATTATAATGATCCCTGGCACGTTGACAATCACAGTTTCTGTCAGGCAAAAAATTTTATAAATTTGTACGAAGGAAAAATATATAAATGCCCAACAGTGGCAGTACTGAATCAGACTCTACAAACCTTTAATTTGGCCGATGATTTGGACTGGGCATCTTATCTGACCAATTATTCCAGCCTAGATATAACAGCAGATAATGATCAAATTACCGCCTGGTTTCAGCAACAGCAAGGTCCGGAGAAGGTGTGCAACATGTGTGGTTTTAGTGGACCAAACTCAACCAACGGACATCTAAACAGGCACGAGCTTAAAAAAGGCTGGAATTTTGAAATAGTTCCTACGCAATCGTTGTAACCACAATATCATAAATACTGAATAATATCAAGGATTTGCAATGGCCGTAACACAGATCAGCAGAATACAGCATCGTAGAGGTTTGCAACAAGACCTGCCCCAGTTGACTACAGCCGAACTTGGCTGGAGCATTGACGAACAACGATTGTTTATTGGAAACGGGACTCTAGAAGAACTAGCACCATCAATTGGCGTAACAGAAATACTTACGCAAAAAAACATTGACCGTGGCGACCTAACAAGACTGTTGGGATCATACCAATTTTTTGGTAATGCTGCTGGCTATGCTGCACAAACTGGCAGTAGTTCACTGAACCCAACATCTCGCAGCATTCAGGCCAAGTTGGATGATATTGTGAATGTTAGAGATTTTGGTGCTGTTGGCGATGGTACTACCAACGACACTGATGCAATTAATCGAGCACTTACACAAATTTACAAAACTCCCAATCAGGAAACTGGCCTGCTGCCACGCAGAACTATATATTTTCCTGGCGGCACATATATAACATCAAACACAATTCAAGTTCCCCCTAACGCCAGACTGGTTGGTGACGGAATTAACAGCACCAGGATTCAATTGACACAAGGCAACAAGAAAGTTATTGAATTGTGTGATAGCAGGTTCCTGACAGGAGCCAGTATTGGGACAACTGGTGGCATACTGCCAAGTATGGTAGAGATACAGCATCTGACCATACACAATTCAAATTTGACTACGTCAGTGCCACTGATCAGTATTGACAGTGCTGCTAACGTAAAAATCAAGGACACGCTAATATCCAGTAATACATCTGCTGGAACTTATGTTAATCTGGTTGCAGTGAGCTCCACTGTACAACAAACCAGGAACATAGTGATTGATGGATGTATTTTGGCTCATGGTGGCAATGCTATCACACTAGCAGGTGCCAGTGTTTTAAAATTCCAGGTTTTAAATTCCACATTTGACGACATATCAAATGTCACGGTGGATGGCGGATCTGTAAATGGTTATACTGGAATAAACAATTTTCATGGCAATATTGGCGCCGCTGCACGTATGACATCAGCAACATATTGGCACACATACGGTGAAAACTTTGATAACACTCCTACATTAAATGGAATGTTTTTAGGTAACCTGCAGCGAGGAACAGCAGCAGCAGTTGGGATTGACACCACTGATTCATCAATCATGTTGGTAACTGCAAATTCATCTGGCACATTTGATTATGAAATAAGTAGTAGCTCGGCTCGTCGTGTTGGGACCATGATGTTTTCTTCCAATGCTACCACAGTTGCGTTTTCTGATGAATTTGCAGAAACTGCTACCAGCTTGTCGGCAAACTTATTTTTAAATGACTTAAATCTCAGATGTTCATTGGCATCAGGCACAGCTACTTTTAAATACGCACTTAA